GGCCCGGCCCGCCTTGCGGGGGTCATCCGAATATTCCTCGGCGATAACGCGCTCGCAGGGCTCGGCCATCCAGTGACCAACCACACGCCACCCGATATCCGCGTCATCGCCGCCGGTCGGCATACTGAAATTGCGCAACTCCCACGACTCGTCCCGGAGCGCATCAAGCAGCGCCGCGTCGTCGATCGTCTGCCATCCATCGGCAGGGAGGGAGAGACGGCGCAGCGCCGCTTGAGCCTCATCGATATGAAGCCAGATCGTGGCGAGCGGGTCTTTGTCTCGGCACCATAGTTTCAGGCGATCCAGATTGGCGATCAGCGTCTCGGCATCCCCCGATATAGGGGGCGAGAGGGTGGAACGAACGGCTTCCACGTCCTCGTGGCGTTCAGGGTACCAACGGTCCCTGTTATTCTCCAAGCGATCGAAAGCGGCGAGCGCCCCCGCCTCATCTACGGGGAGCGATAGACCCGAGAGAGCGGCGCGAAGGTCGGCGAACCGTTCAAGTTCAGCGTTTTCGAGGTCGATGCGATCAGGTTCGTGGGCTGATGCGTCGTGTGCCTCCAACAGCGATCGAGCCGCCCACATTACGCTGTCGCCCATCTGGTCGGCTTTGGTGAGGGCTTCGAGAAGGGTCGGGAGCGCGTTGACGGCTTCGACGATTAGTTCGCGAATTTCTTCCGCGTGCTCGGTATCTTCAATCGTGACGATGTGCTCGCCGCCAACGACGATATGCTGCCCGGTGTCCCCGTCCACGTCGCCATCATAGGGTTCGCGGATTTGTAGATACGCTGGTCCACGCCGACTATCGACGCTTTCCCAAGGCAGGCTAGTGAAGCGCAGTCGCCGTTCCAGCGCCTCTCTTATCCGTGTGTGTGCAGCGGTGTCGGTCATGCGGGCACCTGGTCGATCAGGGTCGCGGTCTCGTAGGCGACGTGGACCCCGCCCCCTTGGCTGAACCGGTCTTCCTCGCCATCCGGCTTTAGGAGATAGACGGCGATCTCTTCGTCGATCCCGTTGATGACGCCACGGCCGTAGCGGCACTCGATGCGCTGACCGATTGCGAGCGTCGGCTTGACGCCCTCGGCTGCGGCCCACGCTTGGACAGCATCGCGGTGGGCCGACCAAAGGTGCGACGAGGCGCCGTCGAGAATTTCGACGAGCTCGGCATCGATGCCGGTTACGCGATAGGCCCTGTCCAGATCCTTCGCGATCTCGAACCCGTTTTCGTTCAGGTGGACGCCGCGGAGGATGTCGACCCAGCTGTCGACGGTGCCGCCGTCGCCCCACTTGGCACAATCCCCCGCAAGCGAACGCAAGGCCAGCGCGCGCACCGCAGGATCATTTCCCTTCGGCCGATCAGCCACGTTCAAATTCCTTCCTTGCAAGCGACATGATCGCGAGCCGGCGGAGCGCGATGCGAATGCGGCGGTGGTTGTCGGCGCGGGTCAACGGCGCGGCCCCGCGTTGAGTACGCGCGCGATGATCGGATCGGTGTCTTTGCTAATCGCGCGACGAGCGATTTTGCGGGCACCGTCTAGGCCATGGCGAGCGATCATCTCGCGCGCGGCCAAATCGCCAAACAACGCCGCGATCGCGTCTTCAGTTGTGGCAGCCTGAGCCATCACGCCCACTCCGCCCGCTTAGCCGCCTCAGCCTCGGTGACGCGGTTCTGCAGTTCCTCGGGGAGGGCTTCGATGTCCGCCTGACGCCGCAACAGGAAGCCCGTCAGGGCGTCGTCCGTCTTTTCATCCCCGATAAGCTTGATGATCTCAGCGGCGGTGGCTTCGTCGGTGGTGGTCGCTGTGTGGGCCTCGCCGCGGTCGCTTTCGTCAGGACCGCCAAAAGGGTCATCCTGGGCAACGGTCGCCGGACCGCAAACCGCTTCGACCTGCTCGGACAAATCCGGTCGGTTCGCCCTGAAGAATGCTCGCCACTCGATGACCTGGGGTCGCGCAAGGAACGTGTCCAGCTTGCCAGCCGAAGCGGCAGCATTGATGCGCGCGATCAGGTCGGCGGCGTTCTTGTCGTCTGCCGGGTCGTTTTCGACCGGTGTGGGTTTCGCCAAAGCAGCGAGCTTTTTCACCGTGTACGGCTTCCGGCTCGCCTTGCTCTCGGCGAGGACCATCGTCTGATCCTTGTCGATGTGGCTGGCATGGCTGATCCGGATGCCGCCGACCGCCATGCCGCCCCACTTCACGCTGGCGTCACGATAGAGGGTCAGCGAGCGGCCGATGTACTGCTTGGCGTCGGCGCCCCAGCAATAGACCAGCACGCGCGACATCGACTTACAGGGGCGAAACGCCTTGTCGCTGCCCTCGAAATAGATCGAGACCGGCTGCTCCTGGCCGCCACGGATCTGCACGTCGCGGATCGTGATCGTCATGTCGCGGCCGATCAGATCGTCGGCGTTGATCTGGTCGCTCTTCGGGACGATGACTTGGGACATATCGCTCATGATTTTGCTCCATCACGGCGGGCGATTTCACGCTCCGCGTTCCATTTGAGGTCGGGGTCCATGTCGGGCTGCCGCAGCATCCAACCGAGAAAGCCGGCTTCGACTTCGGACCAGGGCTTGCCGCGGAACTTGCCGATCGGGCATGTCGGGAGCAGCTTCGGCTCGCGCGACCATGCCGTCATGTCCTTGCCGGGCACGCCAGCCTTCAACATGGCCAGCAAGATGTGGGCGGTGACATAGGCGTCCGGACCGGCGCGGTGCGCTGGCTGGGTCAAAGCATGGTCCGGCGCGATCAGCCCCTGATCCTCGAGCCAATATCGCAGCGTGCCGTTATTATGGGCTGGCGCGTCAGGCCAAAGCCGCAGCGCCACCTTGTAGGTGCAGATGAACGGCACCGTCGGCGTGAAGAACTTAGCCTCAAATTCAGCGTTGTGCGCAGCGAAGGCGACCACATCGTCCGCCATCGCGCTCTCGGGCGTGAACGCCGGATGCCCGGCACATTCGGCCAGGGAGATATGATGCACGGCGCGAACCTCGGGCGGCATCGCCTTGACACCGCACAGCCACGATCGCGGCGCGTGGACGAGGCGCGCGTCTATATCGAGGTCGCAGATGCCAACCTCGCAGACTTCGGCGCCGGGCACTTCTGTCCCGGTCGTCTCGAAATCGATGACGCGAACGATTGTCATACGAACATTTCCTGTATCCGACGCTCGGTCGGGATGATCTTGGGCATGGTGGCGAGCGACGCGCGGTACTCGCGCTCCGCATCGGCCAAGCGGTCCTCGAAATCGGTGGCGGCAGCGACGATCGCTTCCTGCGTTTCCTCGTCAGCCTCAACGCGGTGCACGAACATGGGCAGCCCGCCGGAATAGCTGACGAAATCCAGCCATTTCCGCTCGCTCACCAACAGGCCGGTCTGGACCTGCAGCCAGAAGTCGTCGGGGCATTCGCGGCTGGCTATCGTCTGGATCTGGAATTTCTGCCGGCGCGACTTGCATTCGATCAGGCCGTCGTCGCCAACGAGGCCGTCGGGCGAATAGCCGATCGTGAAGCCCCACTTGTCGTTGGTGATGAAGCCGACCGTCTCGACCGGCGCGAAATGCTCGGCGTACAGCTTGCGCGCCTCGAACTCGTCGTCGATGCCGCGGAGCATGTCGTCGCTGATGTAATGCGGCTCGACATAGCCGGTCGTCCGCTGGGCCAGCAGTTCCCACAGATGCGCGCGCGACTTGTCGTTGCTCGCGACCTTGAGCGTGGGCGTGAGGATCAGCTTCATTTCCGACGCGGTGAGCAACCCACAGCGCGCGGCGAGCCATTCGTCGGAACCTTGGTGAAGCTCGGCGTGGTAGACGGGGCCAGCGCCTTTTATGATGGCGGGCGCGTTCACGACAGCCCCCGCTTCGCCAATTCTTCCTCGACTGCTCCGGAGAACAGGCCGCAAACGAAAATCAGGACCAGCGCCACCGCGACATGGCCATGATCGGCGAGGAAAGCGCCGACCGCGATCCAGATCGCATCGAACCGATTGAAGCGCGGGGTGAAGAGCCAGGCCATCACGACCCCACCACCATCAACCCCAACAGGGCCGCGCAGATCATGACGGTGACGACGGACCAGCCGATGGCGCGCAGGTTGAGGAGCGGCCGAACCGGCAGCCCATCCATCGGCGCGATTTCAGCCAAGCGAATGCGGCGATCGGACATGACGTTGAAGCGATGCTGCTCGACCATCACAACAGCACCCCCGCGAAAGCGTCCAGCGTCACACCGGCCCACGACAAGAAGCGCGCGTTCAGCGCCGCCTCAATGTCGGCCCGCTCGCCGCGAATTACGTCGAGCAGCCGGTAGGATTCGCGGACCCGCGTGCTCATGGTCTGGTCGCTGTCGACGACGCCCTCGTGCCGCCGGATGTCGCGGTCACATTCCTGCAGGCGCGTCCAGAGGTCGAAGTTGCTCGCGGTGCTGATGAAGACCGACGAGTTCGTGCGGATGGGGGTTACGACGCCCATTATGCGGCTTTCCGCATCGGATCGCCGTGAACCTCCGTCAGGCCCTCGCGCTCGACATCCCGGCAGATGTCGTCGATCGCGGGCGCCCAGCCGTTCTGGCCGAACTTGCCCTGCAGGATGTCGAGCGACATGTCGGTTTCGTTGTCGATGTAGTGGCTGACCCGCGTCGCATAGCGATGCGCATGGGCGACACGGTCAGGCCGATCGCTCTCCGAGATGACGCGGTTCAGGCGGGCCAGTTGGTCGCGCAGCAGAAGCCGCAGCGGTGTCTCGGTAATGAAGGGATGGCCGCTGGGGACGGGGGCGAAGGCGGTCATGCCGCACCGCCAGCAGCCAGCTTTTCGCGGGCGTAAGCGATGTTCTCGGCGATAACGCGAGCCATCGGAGCATTGGCGCCGTTGCGAGCAATAGCCGCTTCACCCTGCTCAACGATGCGGGTGTAAGACCGGCGTTGGAAATCTGTGAGCGTCTGCATTTCGAACCCTCCGCCGGGATGGCGTGGGTTCTTTATGCACGCGGGAATAATTCAGTGCAACAGGAAAATGCACTCGTGCATATTATTTTATTCGTCCGGCGGGATATCGTCGGGCCACCATTCCGGTTCCCGATTCGCCGGCTCACGCGCTGGCGGCAGATCGGGTTGATTGAGATCGAGGCTCACGCGGATCAACGCGCCATAAGCGGTAGGCTCTTGGAAAACGGCTTGAAGCTCTCGCCCCTCGGCGAGCATGCCGCCTATCCACCCGCAGCGCTCAGCGGAGAGATATCCCATCAGGACGGCGTCGGCCGACCACACTTGGACTGCGCGCGGATCGGCC